GAATTTAAAATTGATGATTTCACTGCAAAATATTACCTAGTAGAACAACAATTAACTGCATAATGAGTTTTAATTACAAAAAGAAATATTTCTACGAAAAGAATGACTGGTTGTACGAACCGGAAGTGAACTTATTATATGAAGATGTTCTTAAAATGCCATTCGCCGATTTTGAAAGGTGGGTGGCATTTTTTAGAGAACTTGCAGTAAGAGTTTGGAATGAAACCGGAGCACCACCGAGAATCGGTGTTGATGAAGGTGAAATGATTGAACAATTTTCTAAACTACAAACTTACAAAGTAGAAAAGTTTGAAGAAAAAGATGATGACGGAAACGAAGTCATCTTTAACTTCAATAAGTTTGCAACACCAGTTAATCAATTCTTTCCTGCGATGTATAAGACGGGAATCGGTGGTTCGGCTTATGATAAGCCAAAACCATCAATCTACGATGTATTCGCAGATGATGCCTATTTGCCAGAATTTGTAAAACAAATGAGAAGATTAACTAGGCAAGATGGCATGTATCGTTTTTCTAAAACCTTACATTTAGATAATCCAGAATTTCATAATTCACATATCCAAAGTGGTAAAGAGTGGATTGAAAAATGGGCAGCGGGTAATAAGAAAGAAGGATATGGATTTTGTTTATCACAAGCGGATAGCAAAGTTCCATCACCGCCAATTACTGCACAAGAAGTTAAAGACCTTTATGCAGCTGGTATATTGAAGTATGAAAACATATCTTCATTAAAAACTGCGGATTGGGGTGAGAATATTGATAATTTAGTTGATGTTCCAAAACAACCAATTCAGATTAAGATATACCCATTAGGACAAAGAATATTTCCTGAAGCAACTGCTGCATTTCGTATCGGTATGGGTACACAGGCGGTTGTAAACTTCCCACCACTTACTGCAAAATATCTTTATAAAAGATTTACGGAACATATTAAAGAACAGGATGTAATTAACATCTATGACCCATCAGCGGGTTGGGGTGGTAGGATATTAGGAGCATTAAGTCTTGATGATAGAAATATTCATTACATAGGAAATGACCCTAATACCGAAAACTATATTTCAGAAATCGGTAAGACTCGTTATGAGTATCTTGCGGAGTTCTTTAATAATAAAGTACCGGGTGCGGCTAATCCTTTTTGGGGACACGCTAATACATACGAAATCTTTACAACTGGTTCTGAAATTATTAAAGATGAACCGAGATTTCAAAAGTATAAAGGTAAATTAGATTTTGCATTTACTTCTCCACCATACTTTGATAGAGAAAGATATTCTGATGATGATACACAATCATTTAAGAAATTTGGTAACTATGAAAGTTGGAGAGATGGATTTTTAAGACCAACATTAGAAACTATATATGAGTATCTTCGTAATGACCGTTATGTATGTTGGAATATTGCTGATATTAAAGTTGGTCCTGATAAGTTTTATCCATTGGAGCAAGATAGTATTGATATACTTACTCAATTAGGATGTGAGTATAAAGGCAAATTAAGAATGACAATGAGTCCAATGACAGGAATGGATTTATCTAAAGCGAAAAATTGTATGCAGATTGAAGGGCAATTTTATAAGTACGAACCAATTTTTATATTTTATAAACCATAACATAATAGATGTATCAAAACATTTTCTTTGAAAGAAATAGAAACTTAATTCATTTGTGGGATGACACTTTAGGGTATCGCACATTTCCATATAAAAAATATGCATATGTTAAAGACCCAAATGGGGAATATCAATCTATGCATGGTGACCGTTTAAGTAAAGTATTTAAATGGGAAAAGGATAGTGGTGAGGAATTATTTGAATCAGATGTACCGGAAACCACCAGAGTATTAGTAGACCTATATGGGGATGATACTCCATCTAAAGGTCATATTGTTTTAACTTTTGACATTGAGGTAGAAATGATAACAGGACTTCCAAACATTGAAAAAGCCGAAAACGAAATTACTTCAATAGCAGCGTATGATGATGCCACAAAAGAGTATCATGTATTCGTTGTAGATAAAAAAGGTAAGGTAAACGGTAAATCGTTTCAAAAAGACGGTAGAGATGTGCATGTTCATATCTTTGGTAGTGAGCGTGAATTGTTGATGAAATACTTAACTTATGTTGAAAGTGTAAACGCAACGATTTGGACGGGATGGAATATTGATTTCTTTGACGTTCCATATCTTTATAATCGTATTAAGAATGTATGTGGCGAAAATCAAGCCAATCGTTTATCTTGTATAGGTAAAACATATTGGTCACCTTATCGTAATCGTTATAGTATTGCGGGTGTGAGTATTATGGACTATATCGGTTTGTATAAACGATACAACTTTGGTTTAGAGAGTTCATATACTCTTAATCATATCGCTATGAAAGAATTGGGTAGAGGTAAGGTTGAATATGAGGGAAGTTTGGATGACTTATTTGAGGATGATTTAGAAAAGTTTATTGAATATAACATTACTGACGTTGAGTTGGTGGTATCAATGGATACCAAACTTCAGTTTATTGAATTAAGTAGAGCGATTTGTCATTCTGGATTTACACCATATGAAGATTATATTTTCTCATCAAAGTATTTGGAAGGAGCTTGTTTAGCTTATCTTAAAAAGAAAGGATTGGTAGCACCTAATAAGCCAAAGAATCACAAAGATAAACTTGCAGAACAGGCTGAAGCTGGTGAAGAAAAATTTATTGGGGCATATGTTAAAGAACCAATTGTTGGTAAGTATGATTGGATTTATGACTTGGACTTAACATCTCTATATCCATCAATCATTATGACCTTAAATATCTCACCTGAAACAAAGGTTGGTAAGATTTCAAATTGGGATCCTGAATCTTGGGTTAGGGGTGAAGATAGACAATATACGATTGTTGGTAAAACAAAAGAGTTTACATATAATAGAAAAGAATTAGAAGAAGTAATTAGAGATAATCAATTAGGTGTTGCTGCAAATGGTGTGTTATATACACAAAAGAAACCTGGTTTGATTGCAGATATTTTAGATACTTGGTTTAAACAAAGGGTTGAGTTCAGAAAGTTGGAGAAGAAGTATGGTGAGGCGGGTGATACTGAAAAATATGAATTCTATGGTAAGAGGCAGTTGGTACAAAAGATTCTTTTGAACTCAATGTATGGTGTGTTAGGACTTGTTGCATTTAGATTCTATGATATTGATAATGCAGAAGCAGTAACGATTACCGGTCAAACTGTAATTAAGAAAACTGCCGAAATGGCAAATCTTAAATACCAAAAAGAGTTGGGTACAAAAGACGATTATAATGTTTACATTGATACCGATTCAATTTATATGATGGCAGAACCTTTGGTTAAATTTAGGTATCCTGAATATAAAACATTTGACCAAACTAGAATGGCATCTGAAGTTAATATCGTTGCAGAAGAAACTCAAGCATTCTTAAATTCATTTTATAACTTACTAGCGGAAAGATTCTTTTGTATTCCAAAAGAGAAACACCGCTTTGAGATTAAGAAAGAGTATATCAGTAAAGCAGGATTTTGGGTAGCAAAGAAACGATACGCACAATGGATGATTTTGAAAAATGGAATTCCGTGTGATAAGTTGGATGTTAAAGGATTGGATGTAGTTCGTTCATCATTCCCAAAAGCATTTCAGGAGTTTATGGCTAAAATGTTGAAAGATATTTTAATGGGTAAAACCAACGAAGAAATAAATGAATCACTTTTGGAATTTAAAAAGAGTATCTATACACTTCCGATAAATAAAATCGCAAAAGGTGGAGCTATTAAAGAATTGAGTAAATACGATAAAGGTAAGTGGAGAAAAGATAGTGGATTGGCGATTGCTAATTTTGAGAAAGGAACACCTGCACACGTTAAGGCTGGAATTGCGTATAATAGATTACTTAAATTCTTTGAATGTCCGTTTAAACATGAACCTATTAGAGATGGTGAAAAAGTTAAATGGGTATATCTTAAAAGTAATCCATTGGGAATAGATACTTTGGCATTCAAAGATTATAATGACCCAAAGGATGTATTGGATTTCATTGATAAGTACATAGATAGAGATGAAATATATAAAGCAGAATTAGAAAATAAACTAAATGACTTCTTCGGTGCTCTCAAATGGGAAATGGCATCGGTAGAATCACAAAACGCAAAAAAGTTTTTTGAATTCTAAACTTTTTTTCGTATATTTGTAAAACAAAATAAAATAATATGGCAAAGGCTAAAAAAACAAAAAAAGAAGAAGTAGTTGAACTAGAGCCGATTGGTGAAGTTAAACTAGAACAAAAAAAATATGAAGATTGTGAATGGTGTTTCCAATTTGACGAAGATGAACCACAAGTGTTTGCTTGGACTGATCCTGAAATTAGTGCAGATGAGAATCCTAAAATCATTTTTGAAATAACAAACGGAGAAAATTCATATATCACATTCACAAATGGTAAATCAGGAAAAACATTTAAAATTTACGCTAGAGAAATTTCAGATGCTGGAAAAGAAATGAGAGAAGCTCAAAGAGAGGCCTTTAAAAACTCTCAAGCCGATTTAGAAAACTTTGATAAAAACATGGAAGATTATGCAAGTGAAAATAAAGAAACTGAATAGTAACGCAGTAATTCCAACATACGCAAAAGATGGCGATGCTGGAATGGATTTAGTAGCAACTGAAATCCTTAAAGATACACCTGAACAAATCACATATGGAACAGGATTGGCAATGGAAATTCCTAAAGGATTTGTAGGATTAGTATTTCCTCGTTCATCAATCAGAAAAACTGGTTTACAATTAAGTAATTCGGTTGGTGTAATTGATAGTGGGTATAGAGGTGAACTACAAGCTACCTTTAATAAAATATTTGGTGGTGAAGGGTTTTATGATGAAACGGTAGAAACTAAAGTTCCTGTTAATGACTTTTATAAAGTAGGAGACCGTATCGCACAAATTATGATTATTCCACATCCTGAAATTGAGTTTAATGAAGTAGATGAATTATCAAATACAGAAAGAGGTGAAGGTGGATTCGGCTCAACTGGAAATTAAAAAATAAAAATATGTTTGAATTTAAAGAAGAAGAACAAATAAATCATTCACTTTGGGTAGAAAAATATCGCCCATCTAAATTGGATGATTATGTTGGTAATGAACATTTGAAAAATAAAGTAGCAGGTTATATAGAAACCGAAGATGTACCACATCTTTTGTTCTTTGGAAAAGCCGGTACTGGTAAAACAACATTGGCGAAATTGATTATCAAATCAATTGATTGTGATTATATGATTCTAAACGCATCAGATGAAAACAACGTTGAAACTGTAAGAACCAAAGTAAAGAATTTTGCATCATCTATGGGATTCAAAAAGTATAAAATTATTATACTTGATGAGTTTGATTATATGACTCCAAACGCACAAGCGATTTTGAGAAACTTAATGGAAACATTTAGTAAACATTGTAGATTCATTTTGACGTGTAACTATGTTGAAAAAATTATTGAACCTATTCAAAGCCGTTGTCAAACTTTTCAAATAACTCCACCTACTAAAAAAGATGTAGCTATTCAGATGAGTAAGATTTTAAGAGCAGAAGATGTTCAGTTTGACCCAAAAGATTTAGTTCCGATTATTGATTCTTCTTATCCCGATATTCGTAAGATTATTAATACTTGTCAATTAAACTCTCTTAAAGGTAAATTGCAAGTAGATGTTCAAAATCTTTTAGAGAATGATTACAAAATGAAAGTTTTGGAAATTCTTAAATCAAAAGATGATAAGAGAAACAAATATATGAATGTTAGACAAGCTATTTTAGATTCAAAGGCAACTGATTTTTCTGACCTTTATACATTACTATATGATAAGGTTGACGAATATGCGGGAGAAAATACAGCAAACGTTATTCTTGTATTAGGAGATGGAGTAGCTAAATCAGCAGTAGCAATTGATAAAGAAATTATTGCAGCGGCAACATTAATTCAAATTTTAAATTTAATATAATATGGCAAACATTATTGGACAAGGTGAAATTCCACAAATGCCAGGAGGACAACCTAAAGTAGATATTTCACAATCGTTACCTATGGTATGTGAAAGTTGTGGTTATGATAAATTCATATCAACTGTAAAAGTTAGAAGATTATCAAAGTTATCATTTGGTGGAGCACAAGATATGGTTATTCCATTTGATTTATTCATATGTGGAAGTTGTGGTGAAGAATTTGAACCACTAAAACCAATTGAATTAAGAGCATTGGAAGCAAAAGATAAATTATCATCTCAACCAAAAATAGATTTAGATACAAATGCCTAAAGGATTATTTGACCATATCAACGCAATTACAAAAGACCAGGACCCAAAGTATTGGGATAAGCTAGATGATGCGGATAAAAAGACTTGGAGTAACTGGTTAATTCTTCGCTATATGTCTATGAATCCTGATTGGATAGAGATGATAGCAGAGATACAACCCTATATTCAAGAAGCACCACCAAAAGCAGTTTATAAAGCACTTATTGGTGTTATACCAAAGGGTAAAACTTATCTTCGTTATATGAAGGGCAAATCGGTAAAAGATTATGAACAATGGATTATTGATTTGGTAGCTAAATGGTACGAAGTTTCTACAAAAGAAGCATCTGAATATCTTGATATATTATATGAAAGTACCACCGGTAGAGAGGAAATCAAAAGAATTGCCGAAGCATATGGTACAGAGCCCAAGTTAATTACCAAGTTAAAACTCAAACTTTAATTTGGTAATATCACCATTTTTTCGTATCTTTATATAAATCAAACAAATGGCAAAAGTATCATTTTCGCAGTACTCAATGTGGAGTAGCTGCCCTCAACAATATAAGTTAAATTACATAGATAAATTAGGTGAAAGTTCTGGTAACATTCACACAATCTTCGGTACAGGAATGCATGAAACAATTCAACATTACCTTTCAGTTATGTATGGTGTTTCTAAAAAACAAGCTGATGAGATTAATTTAGATAAACTTCTTTTAGAAAAAATGAAAGATGCTTTTACTAAAGAAAAAGAATCTCTTACTGAAGGTACACCTTGTACTCAAATAGAATTAGAAGAATTCTATGGAGATGGTAGAAGAATATTAACTTGGTTTAAAAAATATTGTAGTAAATTTTATTCTAAAAGTGGATATGAATTAGTTGGTATTGAAATTCCTTTAAATGCAACTATTAAAAACGGTGTACACTTTATTGGATTCATTGATATTGTATTGAGAGATTTAGCGGAAAACTCAATTATAATTGTTGACCTTAAAACTTCAACAATGGGATGGAATCAATATCAAAAGGCTGATAAATTGAAAAACTCTCAAATCCTTTTGTATAAAAAATATTATTCAGAATTGTTTAATATTCCAATGACTAAAATCAAAGTGGAATATCAAATTATGAGAAGAAAACTTCCTGAAGATTCTGCATTTCCAATTCCTTACATATCAAAACATATTCCGCCAAATGGAACACCATCGGTAAACAAAGTGTATGATGAATTTATGGAATTTATTAATACCGTTTTTGATGATGATGGAAACTTCAAAGATATCCCATTCCCAAAAGTACCTGGCAATAACAAAAAGAATTGTAAATGGTGTGAATTTATGAATAGAGGGATATGTGATGGTAAACCTTAATTTTCGTTTTTTTATTTTCTATATACTTATATATACAAATATATAAAACGATATTACAATGAATCAAGAAAACACAAAGCTAACAACTGTGAAAATCTTGAAAGATGTATATTCATCATTTAAAAAAGTATCTTTTGATTCCGATGTTACCCTTCAAAAATTGGTAAACCGAACTGTTGAAAGATATGTTTCTGACGAAGAATTTAGAAAAGAAATGAACGAATACTTAAAATTACAAATTTCAGGTTCACAATTTTAATGAAAAAATAAGTTATGGCAAAAAAGAAAAAAATCCTATTACTTTCGGATGATTTAAGAATGGCAAGTGGTATAGCCACAATGTCAAAAGAATTCGTATTGGGTACGATACACAAATACGATTGGTATCAAGTTGGAGCGGCAATTAACCATCCTGAACAAGGTAAGGTTTTGGATGTTAGCGAAGATATACAAAAAAATTATGGAGTAGCAGATGCTAGTTTAAAAATACTTCCTTGGAATGGGTATGGAAATGCTGATTTGTTAAGGCAGATTATTAATTCAGAAAACCCAGATGCAATCTTACACTTTACTGACCCTCGTTATTGGACATGGTTGTATGATATCGAACACGAAATCAGACAAAATATTCCAATTTTTTTCTACGCAATTTGGGATGATTTACCAGACCCAATGTATAATAGAGATTATTATGAAAGTTGTGATTGGATTGGATGTATATCAAGACAAACATATGGTATTATAAAAAGAATTACTTCTAGAACCGATAAAGTAACATGGAGACCTCTAAAAGATTGGCAAGTAAAGTATGTACCACATGGTATTAATACTGATATCTACAAACCAACCGAAGTACCTGCGGAATATCGTAATGAAATTTTAGGTGGTAAAGAATATGATTTTGTATTGTATTGGAGTAATAGAAATATCCGCAGAAAACAACCGGCCGATGTAATAATGGCATATAAAAGATTTTGTGAGATTATTGGTAAAGATAAAGCGGATAAATGTCTTTTATTAATGCATACACAACCTGTTGATGAAAATGGAACTGACTTGTATGCTGTAATTGAAGAACTTGCACCTGGTATTAATATCCGTTTTTCTGAAAAAAGAAGAGTTCAACAAGAATTGAATTGGAACTATAATATAGCAGATGTAACAATCAATATTGCTAACAACGAAGGATTTGGATTAGCAACCGCAGAATCGGTAATGGCTGGAACACCAATCATTGTAAACGTAACCGGTGGATTGCAAGACCAATGTGGATTTAAAGTTGAAGGTAATGTATTGGTTGCAGATGATTATATTAAGATTGGTTCTTTACATGAATGGAGAAAATGGGAAGGTAAAGCAGAACCTGGTCCTTGGGCGTATCCTGTATGGAGTAGAGCACAAGCATTAGCAGGTTCAGTGCCAACACCGTATATTTGGGATGATAGAGTTGATATAGAAGATGTTGCACAAGCAATTGCTAAATCATACAATACACCAAAAGAAGAAAGAAAAGCAAACGCATTAATTGGTAGAGAGTTTTTTATTAATGAAGCGGGATTAACACATACCAATATGGCCCAACAATTAATAGATGGGATTGAAGATGTGTTTGAGAATTGGAAACCAAGAAAAAGATTTGAAGTGTTCAAAATTAAATAAGTTATGAGTAAACCAACATTAGTATTTCAGGGACCTATTTTTACGAGAAGTGGATATGGGGACCATTGTAGAGATTTGATGAAATCACTACGCAAAATGGATAAATATGATATTAAGATTATCCCACTTCGTTGGGGTAACACTCCACAAAATCAAGTAACTGACCAAGATGAATTTGGTAGATGGATGCTTGAAAGAGTTGTAGGAGTAGTAGAACAAAAGCCGGATGTATTTATGCAAGTTTCGGTAGCAAATGAATTTGAACCAAAAGGACACTATAATATTGGTATAACTGCCGGTGTTGAAACTACAATTGCTCCAAAAGATTTCATTGATGGTTCTAACAAAATGGATTTGATATTAGTACCATCTCATTTCACAAGACAAAATTTAGGTGGAACTGTTTATCAACAAAAAAATCAACAAACTGATGAAATAGTTGGTGAAATTAGGGTTGTAAAGCCAATTGAAGTGCTTTTTGAAGGAGTTGATACCGATATATTTGAATCATCCGTACCATCTAAAACAAATACTGATATTTTAGAAAATATAAAAGAAGATTTTTGTTTTTTAGTTGTTGGACATTGGCTGAAAGGAGATTTGGGACAAGATAGAAAAGATATTGGTATGGCAATTAAAACATTTGCAACCGTATTCCAATATACCAAAGAAAACAAACCAGCTCTTATCATAAAGACATCGCATGCCGGATTTAGTGTAATGGATAGAGAAGCTACTAGAAAGAAAATTGAAGAAGTTATAAAGAGTTTTGGTGATAAGTGTCCACCTATTTATTTACTTCATGGTGATATGGAAGAAAGTGATATGAGTAATTTATACCACCATCCAAAAGTTAAAGCAATGGTATCATTTGCTAAAGGTGAAGGATATGGTAGACCAATGGCTGAATTTAGTTTGACTGGTAAACCAATTATAGCAAGTGGTTGGAGTGGACATACTGACTTTTTACCAAAAGAACATGCAGTTTTATTAGAGGGTTCGTTGACAAATGTACATGAATCGGCGGCAGACCAATTTTGTATGAAAGAAGCTCAATGGTTTACTGTAAATTATTCAAATGCAGCAAATAAATTATATGATGTGTATAAAAACTACAATACATACAAAACTCAATCGGTTGGTTTAAAAGATAATACTCTTAAACATTTTACTTTGGATAAAATGACGGAAAGATTTGAACAAATACTTGATACTTATGTAAAGAGAGCACCGCAAGTAGTTCCATTCAATGTTCCAAAAGTAAACAGTCAAAAGATAGAATTACCAAAACTTAAAAAAATAGGTTAATGTCATACGGAACCTTATATAATAGAATAATAGAAAAAGAAACCATAGTTCCTAAATCAAAACTAGAAGCAAGAAGAGTTTATAAAATAGTTTCGTATGAGTATGTTGGTGGAAAACTTACTTCGTTTAGTGGGCCTGAAAGTGCTATTATTTTTTTAATTAGTATTACACCTGATAAAATATTACATTGTATAAAGATAAGTGAAGCGCGACCTAATAAATTCTTTGATTGGTTAAAGTTAAATTTAAAAAGGGGATTGAAATACGATGCGATTAGAGAAATTGCAGAAAAAAATACTTTAGATGAGTTATTACCGGCCGATAATAGAACTGGTTCTAAAACATTTATGAATTTAAAAAGACATGGGATATATGAACATCAACCTGGTACATATAGAACTTATCTACTTAATAATGTGAAATCCATAAAGGAAGTTAAGTTTAATACCGATGAATTTTTAAAGTTTCTAAAGATACAAAAACCCACTCAACCGCCCACTAAATCGGAAAATCCTTAAAAGTGTTTATTTCTTCCATTTATTTATATTTATTTGTGTAATTACACACAAGTAGAATAAAACCATGGCAATAATAAAAAGAATACCAAAGGGTAGTCCCTTAACGGCGGCAGAAATGGATGCCAACTTGACGATTTTAGAAAACGTATCAAGTTCCGTAAATACATTATATACAACAACTGATAATTTAAATTCAACATTAACATCAGTATCTTCATCCGTATCGAATCTATCAACTTTAAGTGGACAATTAAGCGGACAATTTACTGGTAGTGTTTTAATTTCTGGTAGTTTAAGATTTGATAATATTTCAACCGATGCTGTTGCAAGTGAAGTATTAGTTTACAATAGTTCTACAAAAACAATAGGAAAAACAACTTCAATAGCTACTGGACCAGCAGGAAGTGATGGTTCATCTGGTACATCTGGTAAAGATGGTACAGCGGGAAGTTCAGGTACATCTGGCTCATCTGGTACATCTGGTAAAGATGGCACGTCAGGAAGTAGTGGTAGTTCTGGAACTTCTGGAAGCTCAGGTTCATCTGGAACTTCTGGAGAGAGTGGTACTTCCGGTTCATCTGGAACATCTGGTAGTAGCGGTTCATCTGGTACATCTGGTAAAGATGGTACATCTGGTTCATCGGGTTCATCTGGAACTTCTGGACAAAATGGTGATAGATTTTCATCAACATCAAGTACTTCAAACGATATAAGCACTGGTTCTAAAAATTTCACAATAGGAACTGGATTACAATGGACTCCTGGACAGGCTATTATTATTTCTGAAAATGCATCAAATGTATTAGAAGGAACTGTAACATCTTACAATAGTGGTACAGGTGATTTAGTGGTTAATATAACAACTACATCAGGTAGTGGTACTGGTATAACTTCATGGTATATAAATACGGCAGGTGCACCTGGTCAAAGTGGTTCATCTGGAACTTCTGGAAGCTCTGGTTCATCTGGAACTTCTGGTTCATCTGGTACATCTGGAAGTAGTGGTAGTTCTGGAACATCTGGTTCAAGTGGGTCTTCTGGTACATCTGGAAAAGATGGTACAACCGGTTTAGATGGTACAAGTGGTTCATCAGGAACTTCTGGAAGCTCTGGTTCATCTGGAACTTCTGGTTCATCTGGTTCATCTGGAATAAGTGGAACTGCAGGAACATCCGGTTTAACAACAACCGTATTTCCTTATACCGGTTCTGCACTTATTAGTGGTTCTTTGCATATGACCGGTTCTATAAAAATTGGTAAAACACAATATGGTGGTGCATTATATGGACCCACAATTCAGTTTTTAGATTTAGGTTCTGATTCAAGAGGAGTAGATGAAGTTACATCATTTTTATGGTGGACTGATAAGAATGGTAATAATAAAGGTGAATTAGAAACAACTGCGGGGGCTACTGGGTTTCATAAGTTGGCTATTAAAGAATTTGAAGAAATAAAGTTGAGTCCTAGTGATGCAATTACAATGACGAAATCGGTTGGTATTACTGGTTCTTTATTTGTAAGTACATCTTTGAGTGCATCTTTAAGAGAAGGATATGCTTGGGTAGGTGGTCCTAATAATAGAACAATTTTAGTAGCAACATCTTCATTTGGTAGTGCTGGTAGTGGTACTGGAATATTTGCGGCAACCGGTTCGGTATTCGCGACAACAAATAATATACAAATTACAGGTTCTCTACAAGTAAGTGGACCTTTATCTGCTTCACTTCCACAAGGATATGCTTGGGTTGGTGGAGTTAATGATATATCTAGAATAATAGCTACATCTTCATTTGGAGCGATAACAGTATCTCAACAAGGTGGTAGTTCTTTTGGTTCAGTTCGTACAATACGATTCAATGGAGCCGTTGTTGCAGATGATGGTGGCGGACAAGTAACTATAACAACCGGTGGCGGTGGTGGTGGACTTACAATTAATAGTGGTTCATTCTCCGCAGCTGCAACAACCACATTAACATTGGATAATACAATCCGTGCTACGAATAGTGGTGGCGGTACCGTTGCACTTACTGTAGCCGGTGGCGTAGGTGGCGGGGGTTCAAATGGTACTTCCGGTACATCTGGTAAAGATGGTGGCGGTGGAACTTCTGGTTCATCTGGAACCGCAGGAGTAAGTGGAAGTGGCGGTACATCCGGTACATCTGGTAAAGATGGTTCATCTGGAACATCTGGACTTAATGGTATTGGGGCACCTGGTACCGATGGTACTTCTGGTACTTCTGGAGTTTCGGGTGGTGGAGGAACATCTGGTTCATCTGGTACATCGGGTTCATCTGGTTCATCTATTGCATTAACAATAAATGATGATGTTGGACCTACATCTATTAGTGGTGTAAATCAAATAACATTTACCGGTGGTGCGGTTATAACCGATTCACCTGGTAGTGGACATATAACAATCACCGCGGGAACGGGTGGTGGTGCTGGTAGTGCCGGTTCATCTGGTAAAGATGGTACATCTGGAACATCCGGTAAAGATGGTACATTTGTTGGTTCATCCGGTACATCTGGTTCATCTGGATTTGGTAAAGATGGAACATCTGGTGTAAATGGTTCAAATGGTACTTCCGGTACATCTGGCATATCTGGATTTTTTGGTTCATCTGGTACATCTGGTTTAGATGGAACATTTATTGGTTCATCTGGAACATCTGGTTTAACCGGTGCAAATGGTACTATGGGCACATCTGGTAGTTCTGGTACATCCGGTACAAGTGGTTTAACTGCTGCAGGAGCAACTGCAGGAAGTGGTGGTACATCTGGTACAAATGGTGCACCTGGTGCAAATGGTTCTGATGGTACATCTGGTTCATCTGGCAAAAATGGGTTGGATGGTACTGCATTTGGTTCATCCGGTACATCTGGTTTAACTGGTACGAGTGGTGTAAACGGTACAAATGGCACGAATGGTACATCTGGAACTTCTGGAGTTGCATCTTTATTAGCGGTAACCGGAAGTGTAAATAATGGTATAGTTAGATACGAAAATGCACCTGAAAGATTGTTTGTAAGTAACACTCTTACATTTGATGGAGCTGAATTAAAACTAACAGGCTCTATGTTTGTTAGTGGTGCGATAAGTGCATCTGGATTTAACATATATGCAACCGGTACACCTGAAATAACATCAGCAACTAACTTAAACTTAACAGCTGGTACTGCGGTAATTGTAACACAATCACCGATGAGAATGGCAACATTCACCGATGTACAAACTGGAAGTTTGACTCCTGCAAATGGAGATATGATTTATAATTCAACCACTCATAAATTTATGGGATACGCTAATGGAGCGTGGGTAGCATTACATTAATAAAATATGAGAGAATATAACGTTATCTTAAAAAAAGATGTAGATTACGATGGGTTTTGGAATGATATAGAAAGTGATACCGATGGTGGTAATCTTTACATTCCAAATCGTAGAGTAGAGTTTACAAATGAAAGACCTACATCTTTACGTCAATGTTGGTACTTGCTGACAGATGAAGAAGCTGAGCAATTAAAATTGGATGATAGAGTACTTGGTGTAGAGATTCCACCTGAACATAGAACTGATATTCAAATAGGACATCGTGCAATTCAACCAGGAGATTATACAAAAACAACATCCGATAGCGGTGTATTTTTAAATTGGGGATTAATACGTTGTAATTCTACTTCAAATGTATATGGTAGTGGGACAACTACTAATTTAAAATATAACTACACATTAACGGGTGACGGAGTAGATGTAGTAATTCAGGATAGTGGATTACAAGTAGACCATCCTGAATTTCAAGATGAAAATGGAGTAACTAGAGTACAACAAATCAACTGGTCAACTGCAAGTGGTGTTTCGTTTACACAAAACGCAAATCATTATAGAGATTACGATGGACATGGTACACATTGTGCCGGTATAGCTGCGGGTAAAACATATGGTTGGGCTAAAAAAGCTAAAATATATTCTCAAAAATTAGATGGATTAGAAGGTAGTGGAGATAGTGGTACTGGTATTTCTATAACATATGCATTTGATGCAATCAAAGGTTGGCACAATAATAAATCATTAAATCCATTGACAGGGGTAAAAAGACCAACCGTAGTTAATATGAGTTGGGGATATTACACTTCATTTGGAGCATTAACCGAAATTAATTATAGAGGAACATCATATACAGGAGCATCTATTGATACGAGTACCGAAAGAATAAATAATTTTGGAATAATGTCAGCGGCATCATCTATATCAAATGTAAGAATTGCATCGGTTGATACCGATATTCAGGAAATGATTGATGCTGGAATAATAGTATGTGTAGCAGCCGGTAATCGTTCTCATAAAATTGATGTTCCAAGTGGAACTGATTATAATAATTACTATAACGATGGTACTGGTGCAACTTATTATCATAGAGGTTCTTCTCCGTTCGATGATGAAGCGTTTATAGTTGGTAACATTGATAGTACGGTTTATGATACAAATAATGACCAAAAATCAACATCATCGGAAACAGGTCCAGGTGTAACAATATATGCACCGGGTACTGATATTATGAGTGCATGTTCAAATACAAATAGATTTAGTGGACAATCTTATTACTTAAACTCATCATATAAACAATGTAATATTAGTGGTACATCTATGGCATCTCCACAAGTAGCAGGTGTATGTGCTTTGTTTTTAGAAGCAAATCCTAGATTAACACCCGCACAATTAAAATCGGCAATATTAGCAAATGCAGGTACTGCGATATACGATACTGGTGTGAATAATGATTGGACAAATTATAGAAGTTTAAAAGGTGGTAGTTTAAAGGTATTATACAATAAGTTTAATTCCGAAAAAACATTTTCAGCTACAAACATATCATTTTCAGGTATTGGGTTTAAAATAAGATAATTTTTTATCGTTTTCTACTTTTACTTTATATTTATATATACAAATATATTACCAAAATAGATTTGGTAATGTAGAAAAAAATTGTTATATTTGTATCTATGATAAATGTTACATATGCCATTACAGTTTGTAATGAAATAAATGAAATCACAACTTTAGTTGATTTTTTACAACCGAGGATAAAATCCGAAGATGAAATATTGGTTCAATATGATTCGGATTCTGCAACATCGCAGATAAAAGATTATTTAAATATAATCTCACAAATACACAGAAATATAAGAGTAATTTCATTTCCTCTTAATAAAGATTTTGCATCATTTAAAAATAATCTAAAAAATAATGCAAATGGTATTTTTATTTTTCAAATTGATGCAGATGAAATGCCATCTGAATATTTGGTTGAAAATATACATACTTTTTTAGAATATAATAAAGATGTAGACCTTTTCTTCGTACCTAGAATTAATACGGTCAATGGTCTAACTGCCGAACATATTAAGAAATGGGGATGGAAAGTTAATGAAAAAGGTTGGGTAAACTTTCCCGATTATCAAACTCGTATTTATAGAAGAACTTCAGAAATAGAATGGAGTGGTAAGGTACATGAAAGAATAGCGGGATATAATACCTTATCAATTTTACCTCAAGAAGAAATCTATTGTCTGTATCATCATAAGCAAATTGAAAGACAAGAAAAACAAAACGCTTTATATGATACAATCTAAAATAGCTTTCCTTACTGAAATGGGATTTGTTGGTAAAATACCGGCTCATCATCCAAATATGAGAACCGAATTTGCTTGGATGCACGCTTTAGATGCAGACCATTATAATATTCATCTATTTGGTGCGGACAAACATTTGATTAATTATGACCACGTGTTTATCATATTTCCAAAAGGCAAAGTATTTTTAAGTGCAGAGGGAAGTAAAATTATAGATGGTATTAATCCATTTTCAGAATTATTACAACAAGATATAGTTGGTAAATTGAAGGAAAGAGGTAATAAGAAAGTCCATTATATTCAAGAAGGACCGCATTGGTGGTATAATGATTATACTATATCAGACCAAATCTATTTCTTTAATTTCTTACAATCATGTGATTCAATCTTTACGCACAATGATTCGGATATATATTATTATAAGGGATTGTTTCCTAATAAAAAAGTAAGACCTATTGGTACACTAATGATTGATACTCTAATCAAAGATATAGTACCTACAAAAGAAGATAAAGCAATTATAGGTGGTAATTTCGCAAGATGGTATGGTGGGTTTGAAAGTTATATGATAGCTGGTAACTTTGATGTTCCTATTTGGGCACAAACATCTCATGCTATGAGAGAGAATGAAAATGTAATTGATAACTTAACTCACTTACCAAGATTAATGTGGAGTGAATGGATGACCGTATTATCAACATTCAAATACGCAGTTCATATGATGCCAACGGTAGCAGCTGGTACGTTTGCCCTAAATTGTGCATACTTTGGTATCCCTTGTATTGGAAATCAAGATGTAGATACTCAATTACTTTGTCACCCATCCTTATCGGTAGCTGTAAATGATTTAGAAAGTGCAAGAGAATTGGCAATAAGATTGAGAGATGACAAACAATTTTACAATGAGTGTTCAGAAATGGCAAAGGCTAATTATGAAGCTTGTTTTTCAAAAGAACTTTGGTTAAAAAGAATAATGACGGAATTATGATAACAGTTATATTAAATGGTTACAAAAGAGCGGAAAATCTTAATGAACAATTAGAGGCATTAAGAAACCAAACGGTTCAGCCGGATGAAATACTTTTTTGGTATAATAATCCTGGTGATAATGACCTGATTAATTACGATATTGGTACTGAAATAGCGGGTGCATATTGCAACTATAACTTTGGTGTATGGGCACGATTTGCTTTTGCATTTATGGCTAAAAATCCATATGTTTGTATTTTTGATGATGATACTATACCTGGTTCAAAATGGTTAGAGAATTGCATGAATACAATGAAAACGAATGAAGGACTATTGGGTACGGTTGGGTTAATTTATCCACAACCACTTCCACCGGAACAATCATCATACTATGAACCATATGCTAGAGTTGGTTGGCCTGAAGGTGGGAATAATGAACATACATTAGAAGTTGATTTAGTTGGACATAGTTGGTTCTTTAAAAAGGAATGGTTATCTCATATGTGGAGAGAACAACCTGAATCTAAATATAATACCTGTGGTGAAGATATGCACTTCTCATATATGTTGCAGAAGTATGCGGGAATTAAAACATTTGTACCACCACATCCAAAGAATGATAAACAAATGTGGGGAAGTATAAAAGGAGCACAATATGGTGGCGATGCTAATTCACTATGGGAATCAAATCAGAGAAGTGTGGAAGGTGTACCATTTAGAGCATTGATGAATGAATATTTTCATAACCAAAGAATGAAAGGTTGGAAACTTGTATATGAAAAATAAACATGAAAACGGCAATTGTTATACAAGGTAGCACTATTTGTGATAATATAGAAAAATTGAAAAATGATTGGAAACCATTTCCTATTATTTTTTCAACATGGGAAGGCGAGCCAACCTATTGTTATCCGGATAAAAACGATGTAGTTGTATATAGTCCTAGACCAGAAATAGTTGGAGTTGGTAATTTAAATTTACAAAGAGTATCATCTTTAAATGGATTTATAAAGGCAAAAGAACTGGGATACGATAGAGTTGTAAAGTGGAGATATGATTTGTTCCCAATCAATTGTGAAGAAATATTTAAATCGTTTAAAAGTGATTGTTTAAATTTTCTAGCATATCACCAACATAATGCCGGATATTTGGTAGATTATTTATCGGAAGGAAATGTTGATGATATGATTCAATTATTTACATTTTCAGATTTTAATGTACCACATGCAGAAGTTGCATTTACAAATAGATTGTTTGAGCTGGGATTTGATAAAAAAATCAATTTCATTCTCAAAAATTTAGAAAAAGATAGAGTTGACATTTATTGGCAAAAATATAACAATTATTTGAGTCATTATAAAAACATAGAGGCATTTAAAACGTAACAAATGAGTAAAGTTAATGTAATAATACCAATGGCCGGTGCTGGTAAACGATTCTCCGATGTGGGATACGATGTTCCAAAACCATATATACCTGTTAATGGAAAACCAATGGTTCAATCGGTTGTTGAAAATTTGAATATAGATAGTAGACACATTTTTATTATTCAAAAACAACATGCGGTTGATAATGACTTACAACTTTTTTTAGAATCAATAAAACCTGGTTGTGTAGTTATTGAAGTTGATGAATTGACAGAGGGACCTGCGTGTACGGCATTATTGGCAGAAGAATATATTGATGATAGTCCTTTAATCATCGTTAATTGTGACCAAATGATACATGATTTCGATGTTAATAAACTTTTGGAATTTTGTGATAAAAACGAAGCAGACGGAATATTAGGTGCATTTATTTCATCTTCAAAGAAAAATTCATATATGAAGTTAGACCCTCAAGGAGAGGTTACCGAAGTGAAAGAAAAGATTGTAATCAGTAATATTGCAACTAATGGACTTCATTTTTGGAAAAATGGAAAAAATTTCGTATCTTCGGTGAAAGAAATGATAAAAGTTGGGGAAAGATATAATAATGAATTTTATATAGCACCATCGTACAATTATTTAATCAAAGATGGTAAAAAAATATTACCATTCTTTTATAATTTACATTGGCCTATTGGTGTACCTGACGATTTAAACAAATACAAACAATTATATGGATATTCTTAAAATGAAAGACATGAAAGGTGGGTGGTTTATTGGAAACTTTGAACCAACTGCTTTTAAAACAGACCAATTTGAGGTTTGCTATAAACACCACACAAAAGGTGAAAAATGGGATACGCATTATCACAAAGCCGGGACTGAAATAAACTATTTAGTTAGTGGAAAAATGACAATACAAAATAAAGAATTGAATGAAGGTGATATTTTTATTTTAAATCCATACGAAATTGCTGACCCAATATTTTTAGAAGATTGTACGGTACTAATCGTTAAAACACCTTCGATACCTGGTGATAAATTTCTTATTAATTAAAACACAAATTATGATAAACATTTTTACAAAAGACATTAATATAAACAACTATTTTATAGTTACATATTTTTTAGAGGCAAAAACTTCTTTAAGAGAAGCGGCGTGGAATTTAGCAATTGGACAAAGTATAGGAAATCCAAACAATAGAAGTATTTGGGAAACCGAAGAAATGTTTATGGAGCATAGCTGTTTCATACTCGCCGAAGAAGATTATTTAAAATCGGTAAAAGAAGGCATTGTTAAAATTGCATTCCCGTTATCCAATATAAATTTAGAAGAAGACGGTGTATCTCAAATTTTATGTCACGTAGCAGGTGGACAAGTGGATATTTTAGAAATTCAAAAATGTCACGTGTTGGATATAGAACTTCCTGAAGAAATTGAAAACTCTTTTAGATTAAAACCAGCATACGGTATAGATGGATTTAGAAAATTCAATGGAGTTAATCAGAAACCATTTTTTGGTGGAATTATAAAACCAAAAGTAGGAATGTCTCCTGAAGTATTATTAGAAGCGGTTAAAGAGATGGTTGCCGGTGGAGTTAATTTTATCAAAGAAGATGAATTACTTGCAAACCCAGAACATTGTCCACTTGAAAAGAGAGTTCCTTTAGTAGTTAATTGGTTAAAAGAAAACGCACCAGATGTAATCTATTGTTTTTGCATTAATGGAGATAGTCCATATGCATTACAAAGAGCAAAATTTGTAGCCGATAATGGTGGTAATGGTATTCACATTAACGTTTGGAGTGGATTAGGAGTTTATAGAGCAATACGAAAAGAAAATCCAAATTTATGGATACATTTCCAAAAAAGTGGAGATAAATTTTTCACCGATACAAGAGCTCCGTTCCACATTTATTGGCCTGTAATTTGTAAAATAGCAGGATGGTCTGGTTCAGATTCTATTCACGCCGGAATGATAGGTGGATATATGAATCAGGATGAAAAAGAATTAAGTGATGCATTAAAAGTATTATGGCATTATAATATCGTTCCTGCGCTTAGTTGTGGTATGCATCCTGGTTTAGTGGAATATATAAATGAATTATTAAATAGTTTTGATTGGATGGCTAATGTTGGTGGAGCAATGCATGGACATCCGATGGGAACTTTAGCCGGTGGATTAGCTATGAAACAGGCTATTAATAAAGAGTTCGATTCGGTTGAATACAAAGTAGCAATAGAAAAGTGGGGAAATAAAGAATTTAACCCAGATTTGGCATATAGATTTTTTTAAAATGAATAAAAAAGACCCAATATTAATATGTTTTGGTAC